AACATTACAGTTCAAAACTTGTTTCTCCTGTTGTTGGGTGGGCAACGTCGTTAGGTTATAAAGCAAATATTAAACCTGACAATCAAATTGCAACAAGAGCGGCAGATCACCACTGCCGTTAATTGCTCAGGTGGTCGAGTGGTTTAGGCCCAGGTCTGCAAAACCTTGGTACGGGGGTTCGAATCCCTCCCTGAGCTCAAAAATGCCTTCGTGGTGGAATTGGTATACACGTCACTCTTAGAAAGTGAATTTTGCAGGTTCGAGTCCTGCCGGAGGTACAAACAAAAAAAAGTGAAGATGGAAAAGTTGATGAAAAATAAAGAAGGAGAATACCTATACGTTTTTGATATAATTCAAAACGGTAAAGTCGCAGGGTCAAATATTTTGTGGAGTAAGAACTTCATCCAAGTAATGGCGAGTGCAAAAAAAAGATTTGGTAATGTGGATAATGAGTCTTTTAAAAGATTAACCAAAGATGAGTACGCAACTATGATCGAGGATCAAAAAACAAAAAAACTTGATAAAAAAAGAAAGTGGTGATTTAAATCGTATATTGAATATTTATTAATAAAACATTTAATGAAAAAAGTAATTAGACTAACAGAATCAGATTTAACAAGAATTGTTAAACGTGTAATTAATGAAAATGACAACTATAAAGACAGAAGTATGTATGATCCGTACTATAGTGAAGAACTTCAAGAGTTAATTGAAGAGGCGAGAGATTTCCTTGAAAATGAATGTGGATATGACATTGAAGAAATCAATTCAATGGATGAATTTGATATTATTGAGGCGTTATATGCTGATAATAATGAAGATTTAGCTGATGAAATTGAAAAATTATTAAACCAAGAAGGTTTTTATAATGCCGATGAGGACGAAGACTTTGATGATGAAGAATATGCATAATAAAAAATATAAAAAACATAAAAATGAGAAATAGATTAACAGAAAGAGACTTATCACGTATTGTTAAACGTGTAATTAATGAAAATAAAGAGGGTATGATTCGTATCCCAAGTATGTATGAGGGTGTTAGAATGGAACTTGGAAAAAGTGCTAACCCACAAGATGTCATTGACATGTATAATGAACTTGTTGAAGAGGGGTCTACTCTTGTTGACTATTCTGAGTATGGAACTGAAGGTATGTTTTATAATGAAGAAGGTGATGAGATCCCTGTTAATGTAATTCTTGATGAACTTAACTACGCAATAGTTGGTGAAGAAGATGAAGATTACGACGATGAAGATGGAAATTATTAAATAAAACTTGACACTTTTAAAAAGTATCATATATTTATAACAAAACAAATAAAAACGCAAATGAAAAATTTACATATCATATTATTAGGCGGATTGGCGATAGCTGAGGATCGTTCCTATAAGGAGATGGTATGATAATTTAACACATAATAAATTTTGAAAACCCATCTCCAAAAGAGGTGGGTTTTTTTGTTCTTTGAAATTTTGGAAATTAAAAAATAAACAGTATCTTTGTTTTATGATAACATTTGATGATATAGAGTTTAAACCACATGGTATTGGTAATGGGGTTCACGGATTACTGTTTTTTCCTGGAGGATACGGAATCTCGGTTGTAAGATTTAAATCTCCTTTTGGTGGGGGTGGATCATATACTTCAGATGATGATGATTATGAGGTCGCCGTTATTAAAGGAACAAAAGATGATTGGGAAATTTCTTATGACACAAAAATAACTAATGATGTTTTGGGTTATCAGACTAAAGAGGATATAAATAAATTAATTACTCAAATTTTAAGATACTGTTAAAATGAAAACAAAGGAAAAAAATATCGTACATAAGATGATCTTGGGTAGTCAAAGGGTTGCTCAAAAAGAACAAGGTTTTTTTGATGGTAGATTTGTTACTAGATCTATGGATTTAAAAAATAATTACACAAGGAAAGAAAAACACAAAAAAAGTTTGGTAGATTAGAAAAAACCTTGTATATTTGTAAGACAAACAACGGGGGTAGGAAGTGAGAGGTTGGTGTCCTACTCCCGTGAAGACAGAAGAAGTTCATTGAAATAAAAATATAGTGGTTGTAAGAAACGGGAAACTTGTAAAGTACATTAACCTGTTGGCTCAAGATGGTGAAACAAGAGTGTGAGTCAACTACTAACTACATAAATTTGTCAGGTGGGCGTAATGAGGGACGGTGCCCGAATCCTATAGGTTGCTTATCCGGTTCGAGTCCGGCCCTGACAAAAAAATTTTAAATAGGTAAGTGGCGGAATTGGCAGACGCTTAGGTTTATTCCCCGTAAGAAGTCACCGAGATATAGCTGGGGATGTCTCTTGAAAAGGGAACTATATCGTACAGGTTCGAATCCTGTTTTACCTACATATTGCGGTTTAGTGTAATTGGTAGCACACGGGGCTCATAACCCTGAGGCCAGGTTCGAGCCCTGAATCCGCTACTAAATGCTGACGTACCAGTGGACGCTTATATCGTCTATGACTGTAGTGGTAAGTTTAAAACGTTGGTTCGAATCCAACCGTCAGTACAATAAGCGGGTATCGTATAATGGTTATTACTCCACACTTCCAATGTGGAGACGAGTGTTCGATTCATTCTACCCGCACAAATGGGCCTGATGCCGACGGCAGGTCGACTGATTTGCAATCAGATCGTATGGGTTCGATTCCCACAGTGTCCACCAAATAAACAATTAATACAAATGAATGATGAGAGAAGTTTTATCAGGAACCTCAGAGTCATCGAAAGTTAAAATGATTAGAGTTAACACGAATACTGACTGGTTGAAGAAACTGAAAAAAACGCTTAATAGAACGAAGTACAAGTTTAGGGTGGGGAGCGGGTCCCACAAAAAAATTTAAAAAAAGATTTGGTAGATCAAAATAGATTACATATCTTTGTAGAACAAAAATAAAGAACTATGACAAACACAGAGACAATTAAAACAGTAGGTTTAAGAATTATAAAGATTGAGGGATATGATTATTGTTTGACAGGATACCCAAACAAAAACACAATCCGTGAATGGGAAGACGCATATGAGTTTGAAAGTTTTGTTCAGAATGTCTTAAAGATTGATGGTGAATTTGATTCTGAAAGTGGTCAGTTCTACGTGTACTTCAAAACCAAACAAAAGGCTACCTCCTCTTTGAATAAAATTGAAAAACATTTCAAAAAAGTTGGTGAAATGTTAGGTTTGTAATAAAACAAAATGGTCCCATCGACTATCGGTTAGGTCGCCAGGTTTTCATCCTGGAAAGTCGGGTTCGACTCCCGGTGGGACTACAATGAAATGAACAACATAGCACACAAGTTGTACCTCTACGGTTTTAAAGTGTGGTTATTGGAGATTAGGTCAAATGGTTAAGATGTCGCCCTGTCACGGCGTTCGGAGCGGGTTCGACTCCCGTAATCTCCGCCAAAAGAGAGTTCTTTGAAATATTGATAGTGGTTTTCCCCACCTCAACGGATGTCGACAATCCAGAGTGGATCAGGAATTCAGCACCCTCTGCCGGGGCCCTGAGAAAACTCAGAAGACGCAGTTAAGATTGGAGCGAGAAGGGTACTCCATCACTATCAACAATATTTAGTCAGGTGGCTAATTGGTAACGCGCCCCGACAGAATGTTGGGGAGATTGCAGGTTCGAGTCCTGTCCTGACTACAAATATTAAAAAATTATGACACCAATATTATTTGTATTATTTGTTTTGTTTATCTTTATGGTAAGAAAGAGAAAATAACTCTTTAAAATGCTCGGATGGTGGAATTGGTAGACACGACAGGTTTAAGCTCTGTTGACCAGTGGGTTGTGAGGGTTCGAGTCCCTCTTCGAGTACCAATGATAAACTTCAGTACCCGTACCGCCAACGTAGGGTTAAATTAGATACAATTTCGTGTTACATTTATGTATGTGCGGGGAGTAGAATGCTGAAGAGTCGTTGTTTGTCAGGAGTGTAATGAGGCATGGTGCCGAGTCCTTTATGGTTGCTCATTGTGGGTTCGAATCCCACCCTGACATCAAAGGTCCTATAGCTCAGTTGGTTAGTAGCACTTGACTCATAATCAAGGGGTCGCAGGTTCGAGTCCTGCTGGGACCACAAAATATATTTATTTTTTAGTAAAATATTACTATATTAAAAATGGCCCCATAGTTAAATGGATATAACGAATCTCTTCTAAAGATTAGTTCCTAGTTCGATTCTAGGTGGGGCTACATTTTTTTAAAAAAATTTTGTAGATCTCAGAAATTCCCTTATCTTTGTTTAAACCAAAAAACATTAAGGATATGACGACAGACATCACAACTCAGGTAAAAAACTACAACGGTAAAAATTCTTTCATCTTGAAAATGAAGGACGCAGTCTCTAAATACGGTTCTTTGACAGTTAACCAAAGATCTGCGGTTGAGAAGATTTTCAACAATCCTGTTGAGGCAAAATCAGTTGAGATGACTGACGATATGAAAAAAATCGCATCTTACGAAGGTCCTAACTCTTTCGTTATTGACCTTAAAAACAAACTTAACCAATACGGTAAACTTTCTGAAAAACAGATCTCTACTGGTTTGAAACAAATCGATAAAGAGGAGAACAAAACTGTTATCCGTAAAGTTAACGTTCCTGCGATTGGAGACACAATCAAAGTTGGTCGAAAAATCGGACAACAACTTAAAGAACAATACGGACTTAACTTTAACCCAATCCTTTTGGATATCACTAAAGTTTTGTCTTTCACATCAAAGGCGGTTAAATTCTCAGGTAAAATGACCGTAAAACGTGGGGATGTTTGTGTGTGTTGTGATAAGACTCTTACAGACGAGTTCTCAATGTTGACTAAAATGGGTAAGACATGTGCTAAACACATGGGGGTTACATACATTACGGATGTGAATCAAGTTGACAAATTCCGTGAAGAATACCTTAAGAGGGTTGAGGAGATCGGTGAGATGGAATTTTGGGTTCCAAATTCACAAATCAAGTCTTGGGAAGGTGACACCAAAGTTCTTCAAAAAATGTCACACCTTTGGTTTAAATAAAAAGAATGTGGGGTTTGTTCATTATGGGACAGACCCCGCTCATTTGGTATAGTTTTGGGTATTTTATTTATTATTTATTAAAAAAAACGTTATGGAAATTATTATCGGAATTTCAATCCCTTTTATTTTGGCGGGAATTGTTTTATTGTCTTATATGATATATAACAAAAAATAAAAAAGGGACCTAAGTCCCTTCAATTTTATTTAATATCTGTTGATTTAATTAATGTGTAACTAAATGAGTTACCATGTATTTCTTTGGCTTTTCTACAAATCTTCATGAACTCCTCAAAATCCGCAGATTTTTTAAATACTTGACAACCTTCAGACCAATTCTCAACATATGTTGAATCGGCACCTGCTTTATGAATGTTAATACCATAAACACCTTCAGTAATTTTTTTCTCATCATAAATTAGATCTTTATTGGCATCACGATAAACCTTAACGTTTTTCGCTTGACCTAAAGCTTCGTATTTACCTTGATGTAATCTAATTGTGTGAGATCCTCTATATTGACCCTCAACCAATCTTGCAACACCATCTTTATTATGGTATTCCATAACACCTTTTTTACCTGGATCTGTAGTTGCTGGCCAAATATGGAATTTCCATTGACCGTCTACTTTATAGGATAATGTTAAATAATCATCAAAAACATTAGTAACTTTTTGTCCTGTAGCGGCATTTCTGATCCCAATGATATTAACATCGTAACTTTTGTTTGATGTATCTTCAAACCAAACATAACCTTTGGATTTTACTGCGGTTTCAACCTGTTCTCTTGTATAACTCATAATAATTAATTTTCATTATAAATATATCTCACTTTGAAAAGTAAAGAGTTAGGACATATTTATTGATATGAAATATCGTTTAAGAATAAAAATAACATTAGTTATCGCCGCTTTACTAATGATTGCATTTATGTGTGTTAAAATTGCGGTTCTTATTGGGTTACGAGAATCTACAGAAACAACTAGATGGCTAGAATTTTTTGGGGTTATTTCTCTCATCCCTATATCTGCGTTATTAATTAAAGACTTTATCAATTCCACTAAAGATACTGTATCTAAAGAATCGGTGGATAAATTGGTAGAATTAGAACATTTCTTAAATTCTTCTTCCATCATATCTAAAGCTGATGCAAAAGGAAAGATTACATACGTTAATCAAAAATTTACCGAAATCTCAGGTTATTCATTAGAAGATGTTCTTGGTAAAGACCACAATATTGTAAATTCTGGAACACACCCAAAAGAGTTTTGGTCTAATATGTATAAAACTGTTGTTGTGAATAAGGGTCTTTGGAATGAGGTTTGTGTCAATAGGGCAAAAGATGGAAGTCTTTATTATGTGGATACTTTTATTAAATGTAGTTTTGATGAAAACGGTAAATTGTTAGAGTTTATGTCAATTCGTCAAGACTTAACTTCTTTAAAAAAGACTGAACAAGAAATATCAAATAGAATGAATGCGATTAACAGATCAAATGCCGTTATTGAATTTGATTTAGATGGTAACATAAAATTTGCAAATGATTTATTTTTAAGTACTTTAGGTTATGATTCGCACGATGAACTTGTTGGAAAACATCATAGTATATTTGTTGAAGATGTGGTAAAAGACTCTGAAGAATATTCAAACTTTTGGAAAACTTTAAAAGGTGGTCAATTCTTTATGGGTGAAATCATTAGAAAGAAAAAAAACGGATCTTTAATTTATCTCCAAGCGACATATAACCCCATCATAGGAACCGATGGGAAACCATATAGAGTAATGAAAATCGCCACTGACATCACCCAAAGTATTAATCAACAAATGGAGATTGAAAAGAAAAATACCTATTTAGAGCATGCCGCAAAGATATTAAGACACGATATGCACTCTGGTATTAATACATATATGCCAAGAGGATTAAGCTCTTTAGAACGAAGATTAACTCCTGAAGATATAAAAAATTTAAAAATAGAATCCCCACTTAGAATGATTAAAGAAGGTTTAAAACATTCTCAAAAAGTATATAAAGGGGTTTACGAATTTACCAATTTGGTTAAAAAAGATGTTGTTTTAAATAAAGCGGAATGTGATTTAAAATTAATCCTATCTGATTATCTATCATCTACTGCATATATTAGTCAAGTTATTATAGATGAGTTACCAACTATTGAGGTAAACGAAGCACTATTTTGTACTGCGGTTGATAACTTGATTAGAAACGGTTTAAAGTATAATGATTCGGATTCTAAATTTGTTAAAATAACTTCAGACGAGAATTATGTTTACATTCAAGATAATGGTAGAGGAATCACACAAGAAGATTTTGACCACCTATGTAAACCATATACAAGAAAAGAAGGACAAAAAGAATCTGGTACTGGTTTGGGATTAAATATTTGCGTTGCTATTTTAGAAGAACACGGGTTTAATATTACCTGTGAGAAAAATGAAATAGGAACAAAAATAAAAATAAAAATAAAATAAAAAACAAAAAAGAAAAAAATGATTGATTCAATTTTATTAGTAGATGATGAGGATTTATTCCATTTGGTATTTGAAGACGCTTGTTCGTTACTTGACATAAGTTTGTCTTTAAATGCGTTAAATAGTTCTGACGAGGCAGCAAAACTATTTCAAAAATGGTTCCAGGATGGTGACAATAATGATAAACCTGAATGTGTGTTTGTTGACTTAAACATAATTGGTAGTTCTTTTGATGGTATAGAGTTAATTAGAAAAGTTAATTTTGAATATGGTAATCACGTAGTTATTGGTATCATATCATCATCAAACGAACCGGAAGAACAAGCAAAAGCGCTCCAGGCTGGTGCTCAATTCTGGATTATTAAATCAGATGATATTGAACCTCGTTTAGAAGAGTTCAGAAAGGATTATGAGGGGTATAAAAATAGAACATTACCTTTTAAAGTATATAAATGATAAAGTTAGATACAAATAGTGAAGAAAATTTAATTAAACTCTTTGATTCCAAAAATATTGGGATTGAGGGAAATATTATCAAGTTGTTTGAAACAGATAATGATGAATTTAAATCATACTTAACTAAGTGTTCGGAGAAAGACAAAGATTCAAGACGTAAAAGATTGGAGATAACAAAAAAAATTCAAACGCAAAATAATGAGTTATCAAATCTAAATGTGGAAAATCAAAAAATGATGGAAGATCTTCAGTTAACATTAAAAGAAGCTGAGGAACAAAAAGAACAAATAGAAAAACAGAACGAGGAATTGATGGATTGGAGAGTGGGGAATGAAAAAATCCAACAGGAACTTCAAAAAGAAATGATTAAATCTGAACAGGCTAGAATTCAGTCAGAAACGGCAAAAACAAACGCATTAAACGACTTGGATATACTCCAAAAAAGAAACCAAACAGAATTAATATCCAATATAGTAAAAGTTGCTCTTTATATTATTATTGGTGTTGGTATTGTTACCACAGGAGTGTATGTTTTTACTCTTATAATGGGTAAAGATACTCAAGTAATAAGTGCTACTTGGTCTAATATATTTGGGATACTTCTAACAAACGCCTTTTCAATAGTGGGAACTATTATGGGTATAAAATACGCAACAGAAAATAAACAATAAAATAAAAAATCTATGTTATTAAAAAATGGATCCAAAGGAGAGGATGTAAAAAAACTCCAAACAAAATTAGGACTTACTGCGGACGGATCATTTGGTCATGGAACAGAAAAAGCGGTAAAAGAATGGCAATTATCTAATGGATTAACCTCAGATGGTATTGTTGGTGATGGTACTTGGTCTAAAATGTTCGGAACAACTCAGGTAGTTAAAGAAGATTTTGTAATTCCTTCAGGTGGACCATTAAACATTGAAAAATTAAAAGGTCATATTCCTGATGTTGTTATTGCCCAAATCCCTGAAACTGCAAAGAAATTTAATATCACAACCAATCTTAGACTTGCTCACTTTTTATCACAGTGTGGACACGAGTCAGGAGGATTTAAGGCGGTGTCAGAAAATTTAAATTATTCTGCTGACGGATTAAAAAGAACGTTTGGTAAATACTTTCCTGGTAACTTGGCCGAATCATACGCTAAACAACCTGAAAAGATCGCATCAAGGGTATATGCTAACCGTATGAGTAACGGAGATGAGACATCAAAAGAAGGTTATAAATTTAGAGGTAGAGGTTACATACAATTAACAGGAAAAGGAAATTATACGAGTTTTACAAAATTTATTGGTGAGGATTGTGTGTCAAATCCTGATCTTGTTGCGACCAAATATCCATTGGCTTCGGCAGCGTTCTTTTTTGACTCAAACAAACTTTGGTCAATATGTGATAAGGGGGCGGATGATGTCACAGTTACCGCAGTTACAAAACGAGTTAATGGTGGAACTATTGGATTACCTGATAGAATAAAACACTTCAAAGAGTACTATAACTTATTAAAGTGATATTTATAATAAAATAAACTATAAAAAAATAAATTTTATGAAATTATCTAAAGAACAAATTATGGGGATTATCAGACACGGATTAACATTCGTTGGTGGTATCTTTATAATGAAAGGACTTGCTAGTGAGTCAGTAGTAACCGAAATTATCGGTGGTGCAATGACATTAACAGGTGCCATTTGGTCTATTGTCGATAAAAAATAAATTTAGTGGATAGACGTAAAACCCTCAAATTTTTTGGGGGTTTTTAATTTAACGTAATATTTATCATATAAATCAAATTAATATGAAGAAATTAATTTCAGAATCGGAAAAAACCAGAATTAGAAAAATGAATTCTATTGAGGAAGGTTGGTTTTCTGATGTTCTTGATACCATAAAAAAATCAGATACGATAAAAGATATTAAGAAAAAATTTAAAGAATTAACTGGAGTTGATTTTGAAGAAAAAGAAAAGACAGGAGAAGTAACAAAAGAATATAAAAGTTACAAAATTGAAGATCCTTCAGACGAAGACATAAAATTCTACGAAAAAGTTTTAGAAAAAATAGACGCACCTATAACAAAGGAAAATATGGCGTTTTTTTATTCTTGGAGACAAGCCGAAGGGGCAAAATCTTCATACAATCCATTTAACACAACACAATCTATGCCTGAATCTACGTTTTGGAATTGTTTAAGTAAAAAAGAGGGTAAATGTCTTAGTGGTGTTAGAAATTATAAAAACGAAAAGGACGGTATTGAAGCAACCGTAAAAACATTGACAAATGGTAGATATGATTGTATTGTTAATGGATTGAAAAAAAATAAAGGAGCAAAAGAGATTGCTCAATGTTCTAGTTTAGATACTTGGGGAACAAAAGACGGAATTAGTAAAGTTTTAAGTGTAGGAAAAATAACTCCACCTGAAATCTCAAGATCATTAGTTAAAAAAGTTTAATAAATATGGAAAGTTATGTAGGAATTATAATAGCATTTATAACAGGAGTTGTTGGTCCCATATTACTTCTTTATATTAAAAAGAAATTAGAGAATAAAGAAAAACCGGATATGGTTAAAGACACATTGAGGGTTGCGGAGTTGGTAACAAACAAAATAGAACATATTAAAGATGAATTTAATGCCGATAGAGTTTGGATAACTCAATTTCACAATGGAGGTAACTTCTACCCAACAGGTAAATCAATGGCTAAGTTTTCAATAATGTACGAAACAGTACATCCAGGAGTTCAATCCGTACAAACTAATTTTCATAATATTCCCGTAAATTTATTTTCAAAATCAATAAATCAATTATTAAGTAATGATGTAATTGAGGTGTCCGACTTCAAAGATGAAACAATTGCAACATACGGATTAAAATACATTGCCGAAGACACGGGATGTAAATCAAGTTACTTATTTGCAATTAAAACAATTGATGATAGGTTTATAGGTACTTTAGGTCTTGATTACACAAAAAGAAAAACAAAACTTGACATTGAATCAATAAATCATTTATTGGTTCATGCAACCTCTTTAGGTGGAGTTTTAATGACGCACTTACAACAATAATTTTGTAAATACAATTAAAGTTCATATCTTTACGGTATGAATATTTTCTTTTTAGATTTTGATACAAAAAAATGCGCTCAATATCATTGTGATAAACACGTTGTCAAGATGATATTAGAAACCGCACAACTTTTATGTGGGACTCACTGGGTAATTGGAAATGAGGCCCCATATAAATTATCCCACAAAAATCACCCATGTTCAATATGGGTTAGAGAGTCCCTCTCAAATTATCTTTATTTATGTGATCTTGGTTTGGAGTTATGTAAAGAATACACTTATCGATATGGTAAAAGACACAAATCTCAGGATGTAATAGAATGGTGTTTAATAAATAAACCAAATATCCACGATGTTGATTTTACATCCCCACCATTAGCGATGGGTGATGAATTTAAAATAGGAAACGATGTGATCGAATCATATAGAAATTATTACCGAGAAGGAAAAAAACTTATCGTTAGTTGGAAAAACAGGGTTATTCCAAGTTGGTTTCAACCCGACGAAGTATTTATATGATAAAATCATATATGAAACATTTTTTATCTGAAGAAATAAGAAGAATAAAAACATTAATGTCAATTAATGAATCAATAGATACTACGGCACCTAAATTTTCAACTAAAATATTTGATAAAGTGGATCCTACTTGGGGAGGAGGACCTAATTCACATGCCGCAAGACATCCAGACCCAACAGGAAAGGATTGGTGGAGTAATAACGCCTACGATATAATGGCACCTGAAGGTACACCTGTTTATTCAATATCCGATGGATATGTTGATAAAATTACAGATAACCCTCCCGGATTAAAATCTAGTGGAGGTAAAAGAATTTATGGTGACAGTATTACCGTTAGGGGTAGTGGTGGTAATCCTGACGTTTTTTATACCCATATTACAAATATTGTTGTTGAGGATGGGGATCCTATTAAAAAAGGTCAATTACTTGCATATATCGTAAAGGGTGAGTTAGGAATTCCTGATCATGCACACGTTTCAGTTAAAGTTGGTGATGTTAAAGATTTCGTTGACGTAAACGGTAATATTGAGGGTGTGGATAATAGTTTATTAGGTAATTTATCAATTACAACAAGTAAAGGTGAAGAAACCCCTATTGACACTAAAACAATAATGGGTACGGCAGCCGGATTAACCGCAGCCGCTCTAAGTTCTTTAGATATTAAAAGACCTGAATCGGATATAAGTGGTATTGCTTCAAGATTTGGTATTACAGACGTTGATGTTAATACTGATTCCGTATCTGGAGTCTTAAATAAAATAATACTATCTTCAGAAGGTATCGGTACCGATGAAACTTCAATACATGATGCAATTAAAAAATTAAGTAGTTGTTATGAACTTGATGAACTAAATAAAATGGTTGAAAGAAAGGAAATTGATGGGAAAAAATATAAAGACGTATTTGATTACATTAATAGTGAAATGAATTATGGAGATGAACTATTTGTTAAAAGTTTAGTTAAAACAATAAATAATATTTGTCCAAATACTGTAACAGATAAAGGGAACCAAATTTTACGTGTTAATAAAAGTATTTACGTAGGTGGAGGAATTGATAAAGTAGTTCCAATAAAACTTCTTAATGATTTAAAATCTTATGGTCTTTCAGATAATGCCGCCAAAGGAGTTGTTGCAAACGCTTTTGGTGAAAGTGTTTTTAACGTTAAGGCTAAAGGGGATTCAGGAAGTTACGGGGAAAGTTCAAATAGATCAATAAACATTGATGGTAAAAAATACTGTTCTTTTGGTTTATGGCAATATAATATTTGTGGTGGAATGGGAGTTTCATTCTTGAAGAACTATAACGTAAATGTTGATACTTCTTCAGATGAAGAAAAATTAAGAATTTTATTTGATTATAATAAACAAGTTGAGTTTATGTCAAAAAGAATAAAAGAAGAACAAATTAACAGTGAGAAGGACGTAAGAACTTGGATAGATTGGATTGTTGATAATGTTGAGAGACCTTCAGATAGGACTTCCGCAAAAATAAAAAGGCAAGAATTTGCAAAACAACAAGGATGGTCTTAATTTTTTTAATGACTTTGTTGACTGTTTAAAATATATGGTTTATAATTGTTGTATATTTAAAAACAAGAAAAATGACAGAATTAGAAACACAAGTAATCGAGATCGAACTTTTTAGTTACCTTAACGATAAAGGTCAAAGACTTTTTACTCCAAATTTTGAATTTGCCGATGTTATGGCAAGAAAATACGGGACGTTTAAAGTTTACGTAGAAAAATATTAAAAAAAGTTCACAAAGTACTTGACAAAACAAAACAAATGTCGTAACTTTGTAAAACAAATTTGGAAAACGTCCAAATAAGAAATAAAAAAAGTTTAGAAAAAATTTGGAAAATTCAAAAAGTATTCTTATCTTTGTAAAACAAATCGGAAAAGTCCGATAACGTTCTTTGAAAAGTTAGATATTATCCGTTCAGGATTAAGTTAAGAACCTTCGGGTTTAAGAATGAAACTGATAAAGATATTGGGCCGTGTATAGTCCATAAAATAAACTACGAAAGTAGGATAAAGTGAACCCCCAAGTGTAACGGGTTTGCGTCTTAATGGTCTTCGGATCATTGAGGTCGAGTACACAGGCGAGATACCATAAAATCTTTAGTACCGAGGCCAACGGTGTAGGGAAAGTGATTTTATGATGAGGTGATGTGGGTCATCTTGTTGAGGAGGGAACTCTAATAGGAATAACTCGTAGGGACGATGCAAGAATCAATATTTCCAATGTTGTTATTGCGGGTCTCAGTACGATAGGGTACTTAAAACCGAAAGGTATGACAACAAACAGGTGGTGCTGACATTGTCCTTGATAAACTTCTACCAAGGGGTTAATCTCGAAGTAATCTTGAAATATTGAAATGGGGACATTTCACGAGGCAGTTTGGTATTTTGTTATTCAAAAGATAATGAAGCTTAAGACGGACCACTGCTTTGACCAATCCACGACACAAAAACTTTTATGTTAATGAAGTAACATTTATAAACTATAAAGCAAAAGTGTCCGTCACGATATAACGGAAGTTACCCACCTATTCACTGGCAGTCAGTGGAACGTGATAACCGCAAGTTTGACCGTATTTTTATGAAAAATCTCTAGGTCGTCGAAGACCGAATCAGGACGCAATCTTGAGGAGACAGGATTAGTAAGAGAGTAGTTATGTCGTCAAGGAGTGATTGGTCTAACCAATCGGTAATGAGTGTTACAGGACAAAATCCTGTGGATAAGAGTAGAACCAATAATGACTCGAAAGACACTTACAAAAACTGTAATCTCAGGTTTTTATTTTTAGGTTAAATCTTATAAGAAAAAAATTAATAGGGACGATGTGAATCGATCCCTTTTTTTTTGTTTTTTTTTATATACTGATGTATTTATATTTAAAGATAAATAAATAATTTTACATTATGAAAAGAATAATTAGACTAACAGAATCAGATCTTGCAAGAATAGTAAGAAGAGTAATTAGTGAAGGATTTGCTCAAAATACTGTTTTAGCGTTTGATTCGGTAACTGGATATAAAAGTGCATTGTTCCCGCAATTACAATATAAAAAAAATGGGACGGCATGGGACGTAAATTTTGCGGGTAGTAAAACTTTAGGAAATTTAATGAATATGAGAGATGGAAGTTTCCAAGTAGTTAACACAGAGGCAGACCCAACAAATATAGATCAAAGGACGGCATTTGGTGTTTTCCTTAATACAACCCCTAAAACAAGAGCTGAGGTAGAAACTGCGGTTAAGGCCGTGGTCCAAGGAGGATATAAAGACCCGTTCACAATCAAGGCCGGTGGTAAAACTAAAAACGCAAAAGGTGTATTAGTTACTTGGGGTCGACCTGGATTTACGGCTGGAAGCGAAATGACTGATGCAATTTGTAAATTGTATAACGTTACCGCATAATAAAGAGATTTTTATGGAGATAAAAAAAACGTAAGTCTATTGTAGACTTACGTTTTTTGATATATACCCAATAGCGTAATTACCCTCAATATGGTAAGTGATCAATCTAAATGGTTGATTATTTTTATAAACTACAACCATTCGTGATTTACTATTAGAGTCAGAAATACTTAAAAAAATATTTTTATTATTTAAAATATTTTTAGATGTAATTTGATAATTTTTTAACGTATCTCCTTCATCAACACTTGATATTACATTATTTTCTTTAAAGTTGATATTAAAAACCATAAAATAATCTGATTCATAACTTTCCATATATGACCATCTATTCATTGTTGAGTCTGTACTCATAAAATACATTAACTCATCTATAGTCATAGTAAAATCATAAAAGTCTGTGGCAAAAATATTTACATTTTTTTGGGAAAATGACAAAAAACTTGACAATGTCATGATTAAAGAAAAAAATAATGTTTTCATTTTTATTAAAGGTTTAAATTAATGATTTTTTTATAAAGATAGTTATTTTTTTTTATCCCCACCATAAAGATGGGGATTTTAATTGGTGGAGGTGCGGAGGCTCGAACTCCGGTCCATAATATCCTGTCAAACAAGGACTACACGTTTAGGTTAACATTTTCTAACGTTCCAAAATATTCGATTTTTAACTTGATCGAAAACAAGGTTAGTTTGTTCTTCATTATCGTAAACTAACAACCAATAAACGACTCGATTTCGGGTTCAGTCGTATTCCACCTTAAAGGACTTCTGTTGCTAGGTTATGTGTCCACCGACCCCCGTTTCCGTTAACTAATTAAGCTACAGTAACTTCAGAACCTCTTAGTAAACCAAGAGTTTCCATTTTCGATAAAACGTCGCCGATTGTTTTTGTGAATCAGTTTTTAAAGAGATTAATTCAGTCTCTACGTGCCCTTTATTCTCAGCCAATACCTGTCAAATCCAAAAACACCCCCATATGTCAAATAACTTTTGTTTATATAAATACAAATATAATGGGTAAATTACAATAATCAAAATATTTTGATATTTATTTTATATGTCAGAAATTGGGGAAACATACGAATATTTAAAAAAATTATCAAAAAAGGATTTAACGGATGTTAGATTTAGTAAATACCAGTATCCTGATATAATCGATGATATTAAATACAATTATGATTCCCCGTCATCAAGTGTTATTTATTTTGAATTTGAAAATACTGAAGAATATTTTAAAATTTTAGGTATTGAGGATGAGGAAGATATCTATGTGTGGAATAAATTTATGGATAATTATTATTACGATTATGATTATGATTATTACAGATATGAAGAAGATTGGAAAGAGGGGTACATATTAAAAGAATTTAGTCCAGAAAATCTTAACTTGGTTAAACAAATTCTAAGATTAGTTAACCCATCAATGGTTTTACGAGATGACGATACGGATGCCAATATGGGTATTATTGCGACTTATTTAGACAAAAGGTTTGGTGATATTGAATATATTGTTAGTGAATATGGTTCTTTGAACCAAGACTGTACTAGAAGGGCGGTTAGTAATGTTTTAAAAAATGAAACTAAAAATCCATTTAAAAAACTTGGGATTAGTGAGACTTATGGGAATTACAGATTTAAAACCACTTTAGGTGTATTAATACATTGGTACGAGACTTTAGAGGCCAAAAATTTTGATATACCAGAATTATTAAAGTTAATGTTAACAAAATACGATAGAGAATCTAGAGGTAACTGGTATGAATTGGAATATAATGTTTGGTGTGATGATTTTGAATGGGACTCTTTTCACAAAGAAACTGCCCGTCATTTAAATGATATCTTAGAAAAGGTAGAAGAAGATTTATCTGAAGATGTAAGTTTTGAAAGGTACAACGAATTGTTTAATATTGTGGAAAAATTAGGAGGTTTTAGAAGATGGATTAATATCCCCTCAAAAAAAATTGAAGTGTACTTTTCAGATCTAGATATAAAAACAGGAAAACTTAATTTTACCTCTAGAAAACCAAACCATCCTTCAGAAGATAGATCTGTGGATAATGTTGAGGATTTAAATTTATCACTTTACCATCCTGAATTATTTGAACAACTTAAAAAAATAAAAGGTATTATTTTGTAAACACCATTTATTTTTCGTAAGTTTGTAAAATGGAAAGAAATTACGAATTACTAAAAGAGGTGTTATCGGTACCCTCAAAAACATATCAAGAAGATTTATTGATACAATTTATCTGTGATTGGTTAGATAAAAATAACATCACATATTATGTTGATGACTTATACAACATATATGCAACAAAACAAACTGATCAGGATATTGAATACTTTCCTTGTGTGGTCGCACATACTGATACTGTACATAATATTGACACAATAAATGTTAAAGAAGAGATGTTACCTGATGCTCAAGGTAATGTTAAACTATCTTTAAAGGCATATAATAATAACGGAGACCCAACAGGAATTGGTGGTGATGATAAATGTGGGGTTTATGGGTGTTTAGAACTACTAAAAGAATTACCTAATCTAAAAGCCGCTTTCTTTGTTGCTGAAGAAACAGGATGTAAGGGTTCATTTAATGCGGATCCTAATTTTTTCACTAATGTTGGTTACGTTATACAATTTGATGCCCCCGAAAATAATATGATTTCAGAATTTTTAATGAACAAACCAATGTTTAATAGAGACAGTGAATTCTTTAATGTTGGGGGTAGACTAATAACAGAACATTTTCCTGGCGATACAGAATACCATAGACACCCATACACGGATATATACCCATTAAATAAGAACTTTGGGTTGTCCTGTTTCAATATCTCTATTGGGTACTACAATTACCACACAAGAAACGAATACGTGGTTGTTGACGACACATACAATGGTATTAAGGTGGGTAAATTAATGATAGAGGAGTTAGGTAATAATAAACATTAATAAAAAAATTTACTCATATCCTTTAATTTCTTTAAAATTCATATATTTATTTGTTAAATACAAAAAAATATTATGATAAAATTTATAATCTCAGAACAAGAAAAAAGTAGAATTTTGGAAATGCACCAAAACGCTACATCAAGACATTATATAATGGAACAATCTCTTGCTAACACTCAAGCCGCGGCATTTGTTAATGAATTTAACAGAGTTATGACGGCATATAAATTACCTGCATACACCGCAAAATTTGTAAAAGGAGCTGATGATTATCACGGAAATATAGTTATTTACAAAGATGGTAAAGAATTAGTTAAATCACCACAAGATTTTGGTGTCGCAATTACCGCAAACTTATCAACAGGTGTACAACAAGAAAAGGACCCATTAGACAACTACGGAACAAAAATAGTGGATGGTAAACTAATGCAGTTTAGCGGTAGTTTAGTAAATGTTTTAAATACTGCAGATGCTGCAGTTAAAGATAAACTTGCAATTGCCGTTAGAAGTGGGATAGATGCGGTTAAAAAAACTTTATTAACTTCCCCAACCCAAAAATAAAAATATTAAGTTATGTAAAAATCCCCACCTGAAAAGATGGGGATTTTTTTATGATGGTTTTTCTATATTAAACTTTGTAATATTTTTTACTGTGGTTGAGTTATCTGTAAACCAAAACCAAATAACATTTTCGCTCCCATAATTTGTATTAACGATCAAACCATAATCAAAACTTTTTTCCAATATATTAATCTTAAGTGACCCATTACCAAGATTTACAAATTTAATTGGTAACGAACTAATTTCAACACCATCAATAAAATATGTGGAAGTTTCATTACCAAGGTCTATAATATATTTGGTGTAATCACTATTAACATCATATATTAAATCCGGTTTCATTAACACAGAATCCACCGATGTTCTATGAAATGAAATCATTTCTTGTTTTTCAAATACGTGAATTATTAATTTTTGACTAAATGATAAAAAATTAAAGAAAAAAAATAGGGTTAAAAAAATTGTTTTCATATTCTGTTATTAAAACAAATTTATAAAAAAAAATTTATTTAAAAAAATTATTATCCCTTTTTATTTCTTCCTTTTTTCTTTGGTTCTGGTTTTGACCTATCCTCAATTTCTATTGTTTGATCATCACCTTCTCCTTTAACAAATAACATATATTCGCCCCCTTCTATAACCTCATTGTTTAATATCTTTTCTGAAATTAAGTCTTCGATTTTATCTTGGATCGCTCTTTTAATTGGTCTTGCTCCGTATTGATCATCAAAACCAACTTTTGATATAAAATCAGTCACAGAACCTTCATAAGAAACGTTATATTTCATAGATGTTAATCTGTCAATTAGTTTATCAATTTCAAGTTTTACAATTTTATCAATATGTTCTTTTACTAAAGAATTAAATATTACAACATCATCAATTCTATTTAAAAATTCAGGTGCAAAAAATTTGCGTAATTCTTTTTTCAATACGTCTCTTTTATACTCCTCTTGGACAACTTCACTATTATTATTTGTTTTAAATCCAACACCATTCCCAAAGTCCTGTAATTTTCTAACACCAATATTTGATGTCATAATAATTAAACAGTTTTTAAAGTTGATCTTTCTGCCTAACCCATCAGTTAAATGTCCATCATCTAACATCTGTAGTAAGGTTGCGAATATGTCTTTATTTGCCTTCTCAATCTCATCAAAAAGTATGACAGAATATGGTTTATTTTTAACTTGTTCTGTTAATTGACCCCCTTCTTCATGTCCCACATATCCTGGAGGGGATCCAATAAGTCTTGAGATGGTATGTTTCTCTTGGTACTCAGACATGTCAACTCTTATTAAACTATCTTCACTACCAAATATTTCTTTTGCTAATTTTTTTGCTAAAAACGTCTTACCAACACCTGTTGATCCTAAAAATATAAACGAACCGATTGGTCTATTAGGGTCTTTAATCCCAACTCTATTTCTTCTTATAGATTTTGATATTTTTCCAACCGCCTCTTCTTGACCAATAACGTATTTATTTAAAGTTAATTCAAGATTAACTAACGAATTTTTCTCATCTACATTTATTTTACTAACAGGAATTTTAGTCATGTTTGAAACTACCTCATAAATGATTTCATCAGGAATACCTCGTTTACTATTTTTAAGATGATCCTCAAATTTCTTTTTCTCCTCTTCTAATTTAATTAAAACGTTTCTTTCTCTATCTCTTAATTCGGCTGCTTGTTCGTAGTTTTGTTTTTTAATAACGGTCGCCTTCTCTTTCTTTATTTCTTGGGCCTCAACTTTTAATAACTCAATTTCTTCAGGTAATTTTATATCTATTTGCATTCTTGACCCAACCTCATCTAAAATATCAAAAGCCTTATCAGGAAACTCTCTATCCGTAATATATCTATCGGCTAACTCAACACATAACCGAAGTGATTCATCGGTATAATTAACCTTATGATGTTCTTCATATTTACCCTTACTTTGTTGTAGTATTTGAAACGTTTCTTCTTTGGTTGATGGATCTACAATAATCTTTTGGAATCTTCTTTCTAATGCACCATCTTTCTCAAAATGTCTTCTATATTCATCAAGGGTTGTTGCTCCAATACACTGAATTTCACCTCTTGATAACGCAGGTTTAAATATGTTTGATGCGTCTAAAGAACCTGAACTATTACCCGCACCAACCATAGTATGAATTTCATCTATAAATAAAATAATATTAGGGGTGTTCTGAAGTTCTTCAATAATCACCTTCATTCTTTCTTCAAATTGACCTCTATACTTTGTGCCGGCAACAATTGAGTTAATGTCTAAAGACACAATTCTTTTATCTACCAAATTTTTTGGGCACTCTCCACCATAAATCATCATTGCAAGACCCTCGACGATTGCAGTTTTACCTGCTCCTGGTTCACCAATAATAATAGGGTTATTTTTTTTCCTCCTTGATAAAACTTGGGCAATTCTAAAGATTTCTTTTTCTCTACCAATTACTGGGTCTAATTTACCTTGTTCGGCAAGTTTTATTAGATCTTTACTAAAATTATCTAATACAGGTGTTCCGGCCTCACTCTTTTTTTTATTTTTATCATTACTATCGTCTACAAAATCTAACATAATTAAAAGTTTTATATAAATCTAAATATATTCATATTGTTAGTCAATACTTGTCTTTTTGTCAGGTGTGGGTATAATTACATGACAAAATGTCATATTTTAATAAATGTTATATTTTTAAAATAAAAAGTCCCATTGATTGGTGGATTTTTTTATTTGTGTTATTTATTTTAATAATAAAAAATTATGGCAATTACAAGAGAAGAATTTAAAGGAACAAAGATTATTAACGAAATACAATCGTCAAACATAGTTAAAACAGAATATGATACTGAAACAAAAAAAATGATAACTGAATTTAAAAACGGTATTAGATATGAATATGAGGATGTACCTCATCAAAAATACACCGAATTTAGAACCGCACAATCTCAAGGTACATATTTTAATAAAAACATTTCAAAAATTTACAAATATAAAAAATTAAGTTAAACAAAAAACTTAATATTTATATTTGATGGACAATGAATTAATAAAAAGTTTTGAACCAAAAAAAGAATTAAACCCAAAAATTTGGGACGACTCTGGAAAAATAACAAAAATAAACCCAGATGTTAGGGACAGTCTTCTTAAGACTGCAAATTTATTTATAGATTCTCTTGGGGTAGATATTTTAATAACTGATATTATTATGATTGGATCATTAGTCAATTACAATTGGTCCAAATATTCTGATATTGATTTACACATTGTCTTAAATTATGGTCAATTCCCATCTGACTCTAAGGATTTATATGTTGAATTCTTTGATCTAAAAAAAATAGTTTTTAATCAAAAACATAATATAAAATTATTTGGTTACGACGTTGAGTGTTTTGTACAAGACGAGAATGAGGTCGCATTTAGTTCTGGGGTATATTCTGTTCTTTATAATATGTGGGTTAATGAACCAAAAAAAGATGAAATGAAAGAAATTGATACAGAACTAATTAAAGAAAAGGCAAAACAATGGATGAATATTATTGATGGTGTTGTTGACAACATCGGAGATGAAAGTCCTGATGAGATAAAATCTATTGTAAAAAAATATAAAGAAAAACTTAAGAAGTTTAGAAGTTGTGGACTTGAAAAAGGTGGGGAAATGTCTATAGAAAATCTAGTATTTAAACTATTAAGAAGAAACGGTTATATTGGTAAATTATATGATATACCAACAAAATTAATCGACAAAAAATTATCAATGAATCAATAAATAGATTAAAAATAAAACAATATCGATTATTGGTATATTTATTTAATAAAAATAATTTAATCAAAAAAATATACTATGGGAGGACTAAAACCTATTGGGAGTGAGAAATTAGTTGGTATGGATAAAATCCGTAGAATTATGGAAATTGCTAACTATAACCACGAATTATCTAATAAAGATATTGAATTAAAATCTACAGAGTATAGACTTGGTTTATCAGATGGAAATTCATATGACATTGTAAAAGAAAGACAAGGATATATAATTAAAAGAAATATTACTGAATCTTACTCTGATTATATCGAACCTATGAAAAATAGGAGATATTACAGATCTTACTCTGAAGCATTAAAAAAATTAAATTTAATGGCTAAAGATTTTAACTCATTATATAATAACGATGAGGGCACAAATCTTTTTACCGAACAAAAAAAGTTTAAACTTAAAGTTCCAACACCAAAGTCAGATGTTGCCCCTGAACAGGCACCAACATTACCTGAACCATCTCCGGCTCCCGCACCTGCGGCAGAACCATCTCCGGCTCCCGCAACAGGATCAGAAGAAGATCCAATGGCAGGACTTATGGGAGGTACCGAAACAACAGGACCAGAAGAAGATCCAATGGCAGACCTTGGTGGGGATGAAGATCCAATGGCAGACCTTGGTGGGGATGACGAATCTACCGACGATGAAGAGGAAAATACAGGCAAAGAAAATGGAGTATCGTTTAAGTTGATTCAAAAATTAACAGGAAAACTATCCCAAAAAATTAGAAAATATCTTAACAGTGAAGAAATGGATTCTGACGATGTTAAGTATATTTTAAATTCTGTGTTATCTTCATTAGATTTATCTGTGTTGGATGACGAAGACGTTGAGGAAATTATAGATCGTTTGGAAGGTGATGAAGAAGATAAAGAAGAGGGCGACGAAGAGGGTAATGAAGAAGGTGATGAAAATTTAACCTCGGATGAAGACCCTGATGTTGATTCTCCTGAACCACCGTCAGATGAAGGTGAGGTTACAGAATACGGATATAGAAACAGAAATAGAATGACAGTAGGTCCTTTAGGGACAAGAACAGATAATATGTTCTCAGAATCTAAAGTTGATAAAATCATTGGAAGATATTTTTCAATTAATGAAGATGAAAAAAAGGTTAATAATAGAAAAAAAATTATTAATAAGGGACTTTTAAAAGAAAATATGGTTGTAAACGAAATGGAGATCAAAAGACTTTCAAAATCAATTCAACAAGAAAGATCGGCATTAAAATTCTTAGAAAAAAATCCAAACGCGGTTTTAATAGGATCAACAAATAAAAGTAATTTACTATTTAAAGTCGGTATTAATGAACACAAAATATCAACAGACGGAAGAAGAGTACTATGAATTATTTAATTTACATAAATGGTATGGGACCCAATTATAAGGGAGACAACATTTATGAATTTATTTTTTCAGAAACTTTAGATGTTTGGGGTGAGAATTGGGAATCAAAACCATCTAATGGTTACCCATCACCACCTGACTTTGAATATATAAAAAAGGTTGGATCATTAATTAATGGGGAAATCTTATTAGAATTGGTTCAAAACTCAGACGTATTTTCAATGATGGATTCAATGGATGGGGTACTGTCCATAGGTTGGGAAAAAGAAACAAATGAAATTGATTTCTCAATCACAAAAAGATTAGTATTTAAGTTTGGGGAAACTGAACAAGACGTAAAAGATAAACTATATGAACGAGATATCGTTCTTGAATTTGATAAAAAAGCAGTATATGAATCCTAAAAATCATATTTTAACTTTGTTAGAACACGGATTGTCATTTAACACTATTAGTAATTTAAATGACTTACAAATTAAGGTATTATCCGAAAAATTTACAAAAAAAGAAGAGAATAAAGAAGCGGTAACAAAGACTGTATATCAACCAACAAAAAACCCAAAAGATATGGAAGCAGTTCAGGCTATGGTAACAAAAGCAGACCCAAACGCTTCAGTTGAGTTAGATGAGAAATTTGAATCAAAATCCCAACAAGGATTATTTTGGTCAAAATGTAAAAATAGTACAGGAAAAACAAAAGAAAAATGGTGTAACATGGCTAAAGAATTTTCTGATAGTACATCTAAAAAAGATTATAAAAAAATGCCAGAAAAAAAACATCCCGAAAAAACGGTTAAAAAAACAACTAAAAAAACTAATGAAAATTTAGAAAGATTTTTAGAAGATAGAATTGTTAACATGTTGGATGAATATGTGAACCCAACGTTTACAAAAGGTCAAATGATTAATACAATATCTGAAAAAACAGAAAAATTTAATTCTATGTTTTTGAAAACCCCAAAAAAAATGTCTATGTTTTCAAACGAATCTGGAATTGAAATGAAAAGTATGAAAAGGCCTATTGGTAGAATCTCTTCTTTAGGGGAAGACACAAAAGAAAAAGAAAGAACTAAGGAAAAAGAAAGAACTAAGGAAAAAGAAAGAAGAAAGGGTAACCCTTTTAAAGACCCTAATCCTGACGTAGAAGAAAAACCTAAAGCAAATACAAAAGAAAAAGAAAGAACTAAGGAAAAAGAAAGAACTAAGGAAAAAGAAAGAAGAAGGGATAATCCTTTTAAAGATCCTAATCCTGATGTTAAGGAAAATCCAAAAGCAAAAATGGAAAAACAACAAAGTGGTTTCATTGATGCAATAATGAACATATTAAATTTTAACTAATGGGACATAAATATATTGAGAGTTTAGTGAGGAAAATCATAAACGAGGCTCCTGTTGATTATGGGGATTATCCAGAAAGAATGGACCCTAGAGTACAACAAAAGATTGAGGATCCCGAAAGTATCTATGCAAAAAATAGAGGGTTTCAAGGAGGAGTATCTGATGTTGAGAGGTTATCAGGAGACAGATTCAAAGAGATTGTTGATTACGTAAAAAGATATTATACCACTGAAAGAAATATAACAGATCCTTCGGTAATGGCCGCGATTCAAATGGAACAAATGATGGCGGTTAGACAAGCAATGACCAAAGAGCCAAGACATAGAGAAAAACTTAGAGATCTTGCAGTTGAAATTAAGGCCAAAGAAAATGGTTGGATGCCTAATAATATTACAATGGAAAATGCGTTAAGGGAAGGTCTTGTAAAAAAAAGAAAATCTAAGGATGGTGGGACCATTTATGAATTTGAATTGATGAATCTTTTAACTTTCCTTGGGGAACAATCTATAGACCCAACTATATTTCAGATGAAACCTAAAAAAAATGAAAAACTACCAATACCTGCAAACTTTTCATTTGACATTGATGAATTAACTCCAGAAGAAGAAAAACAATTGGAGATTGAAAAACGACACGTTATAAATGCATATGTGATGGGTAAGGCAAAAAGAGGTCAATACGCTTATCAGGAATATAAAGATAGATTAGACGCTATAGACCCATCTTTATATGAATTGTATAATAAAATTATGGGAGCAAATGATTTAATGTATTTTACCAACCAACAACTAATTGAAATGTTGGGGGGTAATGCGGCAGGATCGGCAGGTAAAGCCAAACCAGAACAAAGCGATGAAGATGAGGATGACGACCAAAGTGGTGAAGAAATGGATAAAGATACTTGGTTTGCAAATGGATTAATCTTCCCAATTCTATTACATGAAGTTGATAAAGCATTTGGTATGGTTACCGCAAGACAACAGTGGAAAGGAATGAATCCTGAAATGGCACAACAAGTTATTAGTCAAACTGACACAATGGAACATGAACCAATGAACTTCAGAATTGGTGCTGAATTAGCAAGAAAAATTAGAACAATGTTACCTGAAGAATTAGTTTTAGATCCTGATGGTCGTATTTATATGCCGTTCTTTGAAAAGAACCTTTATGAGGTACCGGCGGAAAGATTCCTAAAACAAATAATTGCAAATGTTGTTTCAAATAGAAAAGAAGATAACGCAAAAGCGGTTAAAGAATTTAAGGACATTTTTGAAAAGGCTAAAAAGGAATATCAGAGATTTAAAGGTGAAGATGATGAGGATGATGAATATAATTATGATAATGATGATGATTTATCCTACTAAAAATTAAAAATAGTAAACCCACCCAAAAGGTGGGTTTTTTATTAAATAAACTATTTAAAGTATTTATAATAAAAAAACTTTATGAGTTTAACAAAAGAACAAGTGATGTTAGAATATGTTAGGTGTATGAAAGATACGGAATACGCTTTAAAAACATATCTACAAACATACGATAATACAGTATCTAAATACGTACCATTACAACTATTTCCTGATCAAGTTTCTTTATTGAAAGATTACGAGGACTACGAAGAGAACATTGCATTAAAATATAGACAGGCAGGAGTTTCTACCGTTACTGCGGCTTGGGTATCAAAAAGGTTAGTTTTTGCAAAAAAGACCCAACCTGAAAAAATTCTAATAATTGCCAACAAACTTGATACCTCAATGGAAATGGCTAATAAAATAAGAGCGTTTGTTGATCAATGGCCTTCGTGGGTTGGTGCTGGATTTTCCATAGATAAAAACTCACAAAAACATTATAAATTAAATAATGGTAGTGAAGTAAAGGCGGTAGCAACATCAAAAGATGCGTTACGTGGATTTACCCCAACCATTCTTGTGTTTGATGAGGCGGCATTTATCGAGGCCGATAGTGATTTTTGGCCGGCTTGTATGGCCTCGTTATCTACTGGAGGTAAAGTAATTGTAGTATCAACACCAAATGGTTATGACCCAATATATTACGAAATATATGATCAAACATTAAAAGGTTTTAATAACTTTAAAATTTCTGAAATGTTTTGGTGGAGAGATCCAAGATACGCCAAAGATTTGTTTTTAGTTCCTACAGATGATCTTGTACATTATCTTTTAAATAAAGATGAACAGGATGAGTCTAAACATGTCTCCTTTGCACATATTGACCCGTATGTTAGGGATCATACGGAAATATCTAAATACTTTAAAGAGGGATACAAACCGTGTTCAAATTGGTACGAAAAAATGGTTAAAAAATTAAAGTACGATAAGAGGAAGATCAATCAAGAGTTAAATTGTGAGTTCTTAGGTTCAGGGGATAATGTATTTGATAATAAACAATTAGAGGAAATAAAAAATAACACCCTTTTAGAACCTGAAGGTAAATTAATGGGTAACTCATTATGGATGTGGAAAGAACCAATATTGGGCAATAAATACATAATGGGGGTTGACGTATCAAGAGGGGATAGTGAGGATTTTAGTTCAATACAAATTATTGATTTTGATGCGAGAGAACAAGTTTTTGAATACGTTGGTAAAATTCCACCTGATTCTCTTGCTGAGATCGCATATAAATGGGGGATTATGTATAATGCGTTTATTGTTGTCGATATCACCGGAGGTATGGGAATAACAACAGTTAGAAAATTACAAGAATTAGGGTACAAAAGTTTATACGTTGAGGGTATTGATACCACAAGTATATGGGCTAATGCAAGTAAGGCGGTGGATAAAATCCCCGGAATTAACTTTAATAACAAAAGAGTACAAATAATTGCGGCATTTGAGGAGGCGGTTAGACACAAATTTAAAATAAAAAGTGTTAGATTATATAATGAAATGAACACTTTTATATATGTAAATGGTAGACCAGATCACCAAAGAGGACAACATGATGACCTTATCATGGGGATATCAATGGCGATTTATGTTGGGGAGTCTTCCTTTACAAAATTAGAAAAGGTTGCCCAACAAGCTAAGGTTATGTTGGAGTCTTGGACCGTAGCGTCAAATGATTCTGTTGCAAAAGAGGCTCACTTTAATCCATTGTTACCTAACATGAATGTTAAAAGAGATAATTTTGGTAGGGAAATTAATGCCGCTACAAAAGATGATTACATTAAATACGGGTGGTTATTTGGTGGTAGGTAATATTTATAATTATGGGTAGTGTTCAGAGAAAAAAAAGTGGTAAAATATTTGCGGGTTCAGACTTAATTATAACAGGTCAAGGTATCTATAGTGTTAAAGTTATTAAACCAACTTTTAACAAGAAAAGTCAGTATAATATGATTGAAGAAATAACCACAACAACAACCACCACAACAAAATAATGGAATATATTTATAATATAAGACAATAAACTATATAAAAAAAAATTATAAGTTAAATTTTAATTATGGAACAAAACGAAAAAAATTTAACGATTTGGCAAAGATTATCCAAAACGTTCGGACCTAATTCATTATTAGGGATGGATGATCCTACCTATAGGTTTGATAAAAAAGAAATATTAAAGACTACCGATAAGTCTAAATTTGAAAAAGAGAAATTAGAAATACAACAAACTTTATTTTTAAGTGATAATTGGAAAAAGATTGAAAATAACTTATACAGTCAAGCGGTATATTATGAACCAAACAGAATTTCTGCATTCTACGATTACGAATCTATGGAATATACTCCAGAAATCTCAACGGCCTTGGATATATATGCTGAGGAGTCAACAACATCAAACCATGATGGGTTTATATTACAAGTTTATTCTGAATCACAAAGAATTAAAAGTATCTTAGTAGATTTATTTAATAATAATTTAGATATTAATACAAACTTACAAATGTGGGTAAGAAACATGTGTAAGTATGGTGATAACTTTGTTTACTTAAAACTTGATCCTGAAAAAGGTATTGTAAGTTGTATGCAATTACCTAATATTGAAATTGAAAGATTAGAAAGAGGCATGGAAGCCAGAACTATGAACACCACTCCATCAATAAAAAACGAGAAAAACTTAAGGTTTACTTGGAAAAATAAGGATATGGAGTTTAACACTTGGGAAATGGCCCATTTTAGATTGCTAGGTGATGATAGAAAATTACCATATGGTACATCAATGTTAGAAAAGGCTCGTAGAATATGGAAACAACTTGTATTAGCGGAAGATGCTATGTTAATTTATAGAACATCAAGAGCTCCCGAAAGAAGAGTATTTAAAGTCTTTGTTGGTAATATGGACGATAAAGATGTTGAGGCTTACGTACAAAGAGTTGCGAATAAATTTAAACGAGATCAAATTGTTGATTCTAAAACAGGTAATGTTGATTTACGTTTCAACCAAATGGCGGTAGATCAAGATTACTTTATTCCTGTTAGGGACGCAACACAGACAATGCCTATTGAGACATTGGCGGGAGCCGCAAATCTTTCTGAGATTGCTGATATTGAATATATCCAAAAGAAATTATTAACCGCATTAAGAATACCAAAAGCGTATATAGGTTTTGAGGAAGCGGTGGGTGATGGTAAAAATTTATCTTTATTAGATATTAGATTTGCAAGAACTATTCATAAAATACAAAAAAGTATAATTTCGGAATTAAATAAAATTGCGATTATACATTTATTTTTACTTGGGTTTGAGGATGAATTAAATAACTTTACTTTAGGTTTAACTAACCCATCTAAACAGGCCGATCTATTAATGGTTGAGGTATGGAAAGAAAAGGTTTTATTGTATAAGGATATGGTTACAGAAATTCCAAATTCACTACAACCTACATCCGCAACTTGGGCTAAAAAACATATTTTTGGTTTTTCTGATGAAGAAATTAAATTAGAATTACAACAAATAAGATTAGAAAGGGCGGTGTCAGCCGAATTGGCAAATACACCAACAATAATTACTCACACAGGATTCTTTGATACTGTAGATAAACTTTATAAAACTCAAACAGGAAGTACCCAAACTGCGGGTGCCGATCCAGCAGCAGGAGGGTCAACACCTCCACCAATGGGAGGAGGACCACCTCCACCACCTGGAGGAGCAGAGTCGGCAGGAGGACCACCAATCCCTGAAAGTATTAAGAAAAATAATTTAAACTTACTTTTAGAAAGTGATGATATATTTGGGGATGAATATATTGATTTATCAAAGGCGTCAAATTCTTTAGGGGATATAGAACAAGAACTTGATAAATTACTAAACAGTTAATATTTATAATAAAAAAAAATATGAAATTTGGTGTTTTAAAATCTAAAATAGAAAAGTGTTTAATTGAGTCATACAATAAAAACACGTTAAAAGATAATATTTTTATCTTTAATGAATTGGTTAAAAAGAACAAAAATATAAGTAAAATTTATTATTTATATGATGAACTTTCATCTAATAAAGGTTTGTCCGAATCAGTGGCGAATGATTTTATTAATGGGTCAATAACAATATATGAGAACGCATTAAACAAAATTAATAAAAAGGACATCCAAGAAATTAGTTTATGGTTAAATAACGTTAACACAAAAAACGAATACGAAAAAATAGACAACCTATTTTCAAGTAATGTTGTTATGTTGGAAAGTAAAATACAAAGTAGAAAACTTGTTGTTGAAGGTCTTAAGTCATCCAAACCATTTTCTAATAACGAGGTTGTTTCACTTCCTTTAGAAAGTATGGTTAAAGTTGCTAATGATACAATTACAAATTATTTATCTAATGTTAGTGAGTCAGAAAAAAAAGAAATACTTAGTTTATTAAAAGAAGATAACGATAAGTTAGAAATTAAATTTGACTTCATTAAAGAAAACACAATAAAAAGACTTGAGAATATATTATCTTCTGACTCAGACCCTGATACTGTTGGGGCAATTAAGGAAACTATTGAAAAGGTTAAAAATGAATCTTTTGATAAAATCTCCTATATAAAATTAAAAAATCTAAATGAAAGTCTTTAATTAAAATTCTTTTGTTTATATTTTGAATTATTTAAAATCTGTCTATTAATGACAGATTTTTTTTTATATTCTTTTAAATCATTTAAGATACTATTTTGTCTTGTTTTGATAACTTTACTTTTTAATTCTTTTAGAGATCGTTCGATATCTCCTTTTTTCACCTTTACTATTAACATAAATTTATATTGATTTTGTTTACCTTGATATATATAACAAATTTAAGTAAACTTATTCAAAATAAACAATTTTACTATGAAAAAAAAATATGAAAAAAGGAAAAACCTCAAAAATCAACGGGTTCAGAACGTCAAAAATAACTTACGGAACTGTTGATTCGAAAGAATTTAAATCACTCTATTTAAATTTACAAACTTGGGTAGAACCTAAAAAAGACTCTGAAAATTGGACAAGGGTTGTCTTAAATATGAATAGGGCAATTAAACACTCCTTATATCAAAACATGGATAAAAATATATTTGATGAAAAATTTATTGTTGATTTGGATCTTAGAACAAGTGGATTACAATTAAAGAAAAAATCATTCATGAATTTGGAGGTTAACTTATATCTAATTAAAGAAATTGACTTTAAATCACTAGCATTAAAAAAATCATTAAAATTATTAGTAAAAAACATATACGATGATGTCTTAAATAAGAACGAATATTTTAAATGTTATTTAACTAAAAATGGAAATTCTAAGGTAATAAAAGTAAAAACCGAAAAAGTTTAATATTTATTAAAAAACTTTAAAATGAAAATATTAGGACCTAATGAAATTGGAAAGGGCATTCTTATAGAATATGATGCGGGATACATTAATCCAAGAACTGTAAACAATCAATATATACTTGAGTCTAATAATAATAATTTAGACCATTCAAAACCATTTGAATTTTATGCGGTATTACAAAAATACGATACCCCAAATAGAAACGGTAGAATTTACCCTGAAAAAATTCTAAAAAGAGAATCTGAGAATTATAAAAAAATGATCGATAAGGGAACCTCTCTTTCTGAATTAAATCACCCTGAATCATCATTAATTGATTTAGATAGAGTTTCACACATTATCACCGAAGTTTGGTGGGATGGTCCGGTTCTTTTAGGTAAATTGAGATTACTTACAAGTCCAGGATTTCATGAAAGTGGTATATGTTCAACAAAAGGTGACTTAGCGGCAAATTACCTAAGACAAGGAGTTACTTTAGGTATATCCTCTCGTGGTGTAGGATCATTAAAAAAGGTTGGAGAACAAAACGAAGTACAGGATGATTTTGAACTTATATGTTTTGATTTAGTGTCTTCACCATCAACTCCTGGTGCTTATTTATTCTTAGATAAAAATGACAGATCAAAATTTGATGAGAATTTAGAAGAAAATAAAAAAATGTCAGTAGAAAGAAATGTTGGTGAATCCGGAAATAAATCTCTTGACTTAATGAAAAGATTAACCGATTATTTGGGTAAATAAAAAAATTATGGAACAAGGAGAAAAATATTTTGTAGCAAAAATTGCTTCTGATTTATTAGATAGTGAATCAGGAAAAGTAAAAAAAGTAAAAGAAGAAAAATTAGTTTTAGGGTATACCCCAACGGATGTTGAGGCAAAAGTAACCAAAGTTTACGAACACTATACAATGGATTGGAGAATTACTTCAATTACAGAAAGTAAGATTGATGAGGTTATTGAATAAATAAAAAACTTAAAATTTTGAAAAGGAGGTACTAATAATACCTCCTTTTTTTATTTATATTAATAAAAACTGAATTTTTTACAAACTCATAATATTTATTTGATAAAACAAACTATAAATGAGTAGAAAAACAGTAGTAGAAGAGGCAGTTATCCAAATGAAAAATTTAGAAGACGCTCTTAAAGAAAACGCAAAAGGAATACTTGCTTCGACAATGAGACAAGAAATCAAATCACTAGTAAAAGAATCTCTGAAAGAACAAGATGAGGTTGACACTGATGACGAAGAAGAGGTTGATATTGTATCGCCTGATGACGAAGAAGACGTTAATGTTGACGATGAGGAAACTTTTGACGTAGAAGACGATGACATGGATCTAGAAGACGATGACATGGACGTAGAAGATGAAGACATGGACGACGAAGATGAAGACATGGACGTTAATATGGATCTTGACATGGATGACGAAGAAGAAACTATCGACATGAGAGGCGCTAGCGACGAAGATGTTGCGGTTGTATTCTCTAAGATGGGTAAAAATGATAAAGTTTCTATCGAAAAAATTGGTGACTATTATGATCTTAAAGACACTGAAAATGACACTGAATATATTATAAAATTAAATGAATCTGATGAGGATGAGTTTGGTTCTATGATGGGTTCTCGTTTTAAAGATGAAGATCGTTTTGGTTCTATGATGAGTTCTAGTTTTGATGATGAAGAAAATGATGAAGAGTTGGGAACTATGAGAGGTCGTTATTTCGGTGACGAAGAAGTGGAAGATGAGTTTGGATCTATGATGGGTTCTACCTTTGATGATGAAGATCGTTTTGGATCTATGAAAGGCGGACGTTTTGATGATGAAGATCGTTTTGGATCTATGAAAGGCGGACGTTTTGGTAGAGAACCAGAAGAAACTATTTATGAGTTAGAAATCGGTGAGGAAATGGAAGGAGACGTTGGTTTAGGTGAAGACCTTGATGAAATGTACATGGATGAAGATATGTCTTATGAAGATCTTGGTGAAATGTATATGGATGAAGATATGACTTATGAAGACCTTGATGAAATGTTTGTTGAGGAAGATTCATTAAATTGGGATAACCTAAAAACAAGAAGTCAAATGTCGATGATGGAATCTAAACAAAAAACAGGAAATGCGTCAAAATTTAAATATAGTAAAAAACCAAACCAAGAAGGTGGGTTTGATACAAAAATGAAAGAAGGTTCTAAACGTTATGGAAAATCAGGTAAAGCTAATTTTGATTACGATAACGAAGACCCAAATTCAGAAATTGTGATGAAAATTGTGAACAAAATTACTAAAGGTAAAAAAATTGAAACTAAAGAGGCTTCAAGAACATTGGCAAACAACAGAAAGGTAAAAAGAAACTTAATGGCATCACCAAGTCAATTGAAAGAAGAAGTTGAAGTACTAAGAGAAAAGAATGACGAATACAGAAAAGCCCTTGATTTGTTTAGAACAAAATTAAATGAGGTGGCGGTATTCAATTCTAACTTGGCATACGCAACAAGATTGTTCACAGAACATTCAACAACTAAACCAGAAAAAATAAATATTTTGAGAAGATTCGATAATGTTGAATCTTTAAAAGAATCCAAAAATCTTTATCAAATTCTTAAAGGTGAATTATCTAACAATAATTTATCTGATAATAGTATTAACGAATCATTTAATAGAACCGTAACAAAATCTCCGTCTACGGGATCTTCGGTTAATTTAATTGAATCAAAAACATACGAAAATCCACAATTCTTAAGAATGAAAGACTTAATGGGTAAAATAAAATAAAATAAACTTTTTAAAACAAACGTATATTTATAATATACATAAATAAAAAATAAAGCAAAAAAAACAAATAAAAATGGGAGCATTATTAGAATCAGGTCTTGTTGGTAATATTGGGTTAAAACACCTTAAAGTTATCAAAGAAGACACAATTAACAAATGGGATAGATTAGGATTCCTTGAAGGCCTTAAAGGTCACCTAAAAGAAAACGTAGCACAGTTATATGAAAACCAAGCTTCTTTCTTGATTAACGAATCAACTTCTGAAACTTCTAACGGAGCGTTCGAAACTGTTGTTTTCCCTATCGTAAGAAGAGTTTTCTCTAAATTGTTAGCGAATGATATCGTATCAGTACAAGCAATGAACTTACCAATCGGTAAATTGTTCTTCTTTGTACCTCGTATACAAGGGTATAATTCAGACCCTGCAATTGCCAATCCAGGTGGAACTCACTATTCTCCAATCGGATCTCCACAAGCAATTGCTGATGGTAATAATGATCCTAACCAAGGATATCCAGGTGGACCAGGAACACCATACACTAAAAATCTTTATGATTTATTTTATGAAGGTAATGAGGCAGGATTAGATCCTCCAGGATTGTTCGATTACTCAAAAGGTCAGTGGACTGCGGTAACTCAACCGGCTATTGCACAAGTATGGTCAGGTTCAAACTTAGTTGCAGCGACTAACCAATTTGACGGTGAAGTTACAAGAAAAATGATTGTTAAACTTTGTGGATTTAATAACGCAGGTGTTGGTAAATTAATAGGACCTGATGGTAACGAAATCGATACTGAAACTTTCTTATCAGATCTTAAAATCGTTGCAGACTTAAGTGTGTTAACAGGATCTACAGGTTGTCCTAATTTAGATGAACTTGGAAATACAAATTTATCCGCACCATTATTATTTAGAGTTGTTACTCAAATTTATGGTAAAGGTATTGTACAACCTACATCATCATCATTCCAAACTACTTACCCAACTAACGGTAACGGTGGTTCTTTCAATGACATTTGTAGCCAAGATGGTTGTATCTATTTAGAAGTTGATCTTTCTTGTCCAGCATGTGCTGATTGTGGAGCAACTACATTAGATGGTTACACAGGAACAACAATTGGTGAATTAACGAATAATACAGCCACTTTAGGATCATCTCCATTCCAAGCTGTTTATAGAAGATATAAAAGTTTAGAATTCGAAGATCAAATTGGTGAAGTTTCTTTTGACCTTGAGTCAGTTACTGTATCTGTTACAGAAAGAAAACTAAGAGCACAATGGTCTCCTGAATTAGCACAAGACGTTGCTGCATTCCATAACATCGACGCTGAGGCTGAATTGACGGCATTGTTGTCAGAACAAGTTGCAGCTGAGATCGACCGTGAAATTTTACGTGACTTACGTAAAGGAGCGGCTTGGAACCTACGTTGGGATTACAACGGATGGAGAAGACTACAATTAACTACATCTTATACTCAAAAAGATTGGAACCAAACTTTGATCACTGCGATCAATCAGTTGTCGGCACAAATCCACAAATCTACTTTAAGAGGTGGAGCTAACTGGATCGTTGTTTCTTCTGAGGTTTCTGCAATCTTTGATGACTTAGAATACTTCCACGTATCTAACGCATCTCCTGAGCAAGATCAGTATAACATGGGTATTGAGAGAGTTGGTACTTTGTCAGGACGTTACCAAGTTTACCGTGATCCTTACTTCCCTGCAAACACAGTTTTAATGGGTCATAAAGGAACATCTTTACTTGATACAGGTTATATTTATGCACCTTATGTACCATTACAATTAACACCGACAATGTATAACCCATTCAATTTTACACCAATTAAAGGTATAATGACAAGATACGCTAAAAAGCTGGTT